CGTGCGCCAACACAATGAGTACCAGATACTCAATACGATTATTCTTGATATGAGATATAATCGAAGCATATTTTCCTGCTGTAACCGCTGTCTCAGTATTCACGACATCGCCTCGCTTGCTAATCCTTTGTAATCACCCTTCTTTGCATGAATGCAAACAATTGGTGCTCCGCCTCTCTTTTGTACCACTACTAGTCCTAGTGGTGCACAAAAAGTACCTGTGCTCAATTTTTGTCGACCATTGTTATCAGTAAACAATGTTCCAACATGCCTGAAGAGTGCTGCATCACCCATGTTATCTTTATCATAAGGAGGTTCATTTCCTTGAGTTTGCAATTCTGTAAATGTCGTACTTTGCAGTTCGTCATCAATTGCATCATAAGGAGCAATAAATTCTATATCGTCTGGTGAATCTTCAGTAGATCCACGACGAGAATATTCCTTCAGAATATTGTATTGTGAACCAGATTCCCACAATCCAAATTTATAACTCAAATTCGTATCCTCATCTCTTGCTACACTTAATTCAAAGTCTCCAGAAGTTAGTAATTGAATGGCTAAAGTATCTGCATTAACGTGCATAGGATTCAAACTTGTATATGCTGTATTTCCCCCATCAGATGGGTTCAAATTTAATCTAAAGTCATGCCATCTAGCCAATTGCTTGCCTAATGCTTTCTTTTCTTCTTTTACTGCTTTTTCATAAGCCTGTCTCGCAAAAGCAACTGCTTTATTCAACATCCAAGTGTTGTTTAAACAATATACATCAACCTGTCCAGCAATTTCAGGATTGTGTATTTTGACATCGACATTGTATTTTCTTGTCATCCTATACAATCGATGATTTATCTTTGACATTACATCACTTACAGATATGTAATGTGAACCAGTTAGGGGTTGCATTATCGCACAATTTTCTGTGTCCATATACACAGGTGTACCGCGACGGTGTATAAATTACACCGTTCATAACAGGTTCATTTGTTATGATTATGTGTGTTATACGCTGTACCATGTCGGTTTTTATGCAACCCCGTTCACAGTGCCTGCAACTTAAAATTTATTCAAACCGGAAGTGCCCGTTTTGCGGCCAAGTAGGTTGGCATTCTTTGGAATCTTGTGTCCTAGCGTCCAAAGACTGGGGGCAATAATTTTGTCCCCTAATGTAAACAAAGAGTGGTCATTTACCTGCAGTAACTGCCCATATGTTCCTTATCGGGATTCTAACCCAAACGATATTGCAAGAGACTTGCAAATCGATGCAGACTCCCATCCGTATGTTTCTGGTAGTCCATGGGTTCCTGTACGTTGCACAAGTTGTGACACTGCCAAAAAGCGTAGGCAACGTATGAAACAACGTACAAAAAAAGTTTGGCGACTTGCCGAGGAGATCGTCAAGCCTACCTTTCATTATCCTAAACTGATCACATTTGCACTTCTTACAGATGAATATTATTCTGAATCTTATTCGTTACGTTATCAACTGTTAAATCAGTTATCCCAACTGATGCCTAAGGCTCGAAGAATCCTTATGCGTAACGGTGTTCTTGGCGGTACGTTTGTTTTTGAGTGCAACTCTCGCTTGCAACCACTTGACGAAGGTCAACCGCTCTTTACGTGGCGACACCATCCTCACGTACACATGGTGGCGATCGCTCCGTTTATCCATCATTCAAAACTGAAGACGTTTTGTGAAATACTAATGCCCATTGGATTGGGACGTATTAACTATCGTGCACCGAGAAGTTACGGTACCACTTCGAAATATGTTGCTAAGTATTTATCCAAACAAGGTTTGAATGTACGTTCTTTCGGCATCGTTCGTAAGTACACCTTGCCACAAGATGAATGCAAGTGTTTACACGATGACCTCGATGTTCGCCTAAATGCCTGTGGATGCATTTGGACTGAAACTTTGGCTTAATTTCGCTTCCAGCGAAACCTCCAAAGTTGTTTTTTGTTTTGTAGATATAATTGAACTGTTATTCTACCCATTCATATCCACATTGTCTGCAGATACAATGTAGCACATCGTGGCCAGCGATGTACATTTTGTCAATGTTGGAGGTTTGACATTTTTGACAGTTATCTGAATCTTCTACGCATGCCTCGATAGGTTCGTCCTGCGATATATCGTCTTGCTCCGGATTTAATTCCTTCAAAGGCAACTCTTTTTCCATTGACATAGACATACCTTCCTAATCTTCCTGCTTTTGTTCTGAAGGTTCTTCCGTACTTCTTCACTGATCTCTTTGTTCTTCGGTATCTTTTTCCCATCTAAAGACACACTCCAGAAGTTTGTTGTAAAATCTTGTCTGTGATGCCGACTGCGTGCGCCAACACAATGAGTACCAGATACTCAATACGATTATTCTTGATATGAGATATAATCGAAGCATATTTTCCTGCTGTAACCGCTGTCTCAGTATTCACGACATCGCCTCGCTTGCTAATCCT